CCTGTTAATGGAACCAAATATCTAAACCTTACACAAGGCTTTAACTTGAGTCCCACTGCCAATGTCTACATGACCGCCCAGGCCATTGCAGGCACAGCCACAGTGATCATCACACCTGTTCAGATATTCAAATAAGGAAACACAATGGCAACTGTAAAGAAAAACTGGATCGCTGGCGCCATAAAGAAGCCTGGTGCATTACGAAAAGAATTAGGCGTTAAGAAGGGGGAGAAGATCCCTGCTAAGAAATTGGCTGCGGCAGCTCGGAAGCCAGGTAAGGAAGGTCAGCGAGCTCGCCTTGCTGAAACACTAAAAGGATTTAAGAAATAACATGGCAACTGTAAAGAACCCCCAAGAGAAATCAATTAACCAAAAGCGTGGACCAACCACAGGCAATGGTGGACAGACTGAAAAGCGCAGAACCTTTATCGAAGAGAAGTCAGGTGGCTGGCGTGAGAAGATGGCCGACACAGTAATGTCAGCATTGGAAACACGCGGACGCGGTGTCAAGCCTTATGTAGATCCTGCTGTTGAAGGTCTGCACTCTGACACTGGCCCCAAGTCAAACCCCACAGCAGGTGGCACCCGGTATAATGTTAAGACTCGCACTCCTGGTAAGATAACAAAATAAATAGCATTATGTAATAAGCAATAGAGGATGGTCCTCTATTGCTAGTAGTAATAGATAAGAAAAGAAAAGGAATATCAATTATGGCTCGGAAGCCAACACCCCCCACCCAAGAACAAGAACTTAACCCATGGGCTGACACCGGTCCTGGATTCGATGATTCAGGATTCGACACCGAACCCCTAGCAGCAGTTCAACCCCCACAGGCCCTAGTCGGTCCGGATAGATCACACAGTGTAGCAGTAGAGTTTGACATGGAAGGCTTAATGACAGACTTCCCCACAGCCAGAGAACTAGAACGCTTTGTGTATGATCAAACAGGACTGGTGCTTAATCTCAAAGGTCGTGCTAATCGATTAAAGTATCAAGTGGCCATGGATGCACTTAATGGTGAGACCGTAGATCCTGTGTTCCTGGGCACAGATAACCCTTACATGGACAAGACTGAAATGATACCCACAGAGGATCTAAAACCAGTGCCCGCTGCAGACCCGGCCTTGCCCAGTCGTGATGAATTACAAAATGCATTTGTGTCAAGGTTTATTCCGCATCCCAATTCGGACATGCGCAGCCGTGGTCGTAAGGTAGATACTGTATTCCGCAAGTATAAGAATGGTATGATCAGCTATGAAATTGTGGGTCCCTTAGAAACCATTCCCCATGGTGAGAAACAGGACAAGTTTGGTCGTATCCGACCAGAGATTATTCGTTGGATTGATCCACGCACAGGCGAACAAGTTATCGTGCGTAAGGATGGCACTATTACTCCTTTGGGTCGTAATCTAAAAGCCCTAATGCAAAAGCTGCGTGTGAATCAAAACAACAGCCATTGGTCAGTCTGGGTGGACCGTGAGTTCGTTACCTTAGAAGGTGGAGCCTTACGCAACCCGTGGGACTTGGCAGGTGAAGAGTAATGGAGTTCGATGCTCGCTCAGGTGAGATCCACCAGGCCCTAGAAGCTCGTCGTGTGCAGGATACCAAGATCCAACAAAAGGTCATGGCTGCACACCGCGAGGCCTTTAAAGAAAAGTTCCCTGGACAAGTTGAACATTGTATGCGACTCATAGCAGAACGCTTACAATCAGGACTACGCAAGGATTCGGACATGCAAATCGGCGACTCGTCGGCTAAGGACCTGTCATGGGCCTTACTTAACCTTTGGACAATACACAATGAAATCACAAGTAATTGAAGGCAACAACATTGATGTGCTTAAGACATTTCCAGACAATCACTTTGATAGTATAGTAACAGATCCTCCTTATGGCATTGACTTTCTAGGCAAGTCTTGGGATGCCACGACAGGTGCTTTAGAAACATATCAAGAGTGTTTACGAGTGCTCAAGCCAGGTGGGCATATCTTAGCATTCTCAGCTGCCCGAACTTATCACCATCTGGCTGTCACTATAGAACAGGCAGGGTTCGAGATCCGTGATCAGATTATGTGGATTTATAGTTCAGGATTCCCCAAGAGTCAGGATGTTGGCCGTAGCATACAACGCAGTCTGGGGGTTGAGGAAACTGTTGAGCAGTCTGGCACTAATGCTTTTACTACTAAAGGTATGAGTTTTAGTGAAGATGAAAATAGAGAATATGATGAAAAGAAGGGTAAGGTTATTCCTACCGATCCAGAAGCTGTCAAATGGTTAGGTTGGGGCACTAACTTAAAGCCTGCACACGAACCTATTGTTATGGCCCGCAAGCCTATTCGATTAAGCATAGCCGGCAATTGTCAGAAGTATGGAGTTGGTGCATTGAATATAGATGCTACTCGTGTTGGCGATGAGGTTATTACCACAGTGGTCAAGCGAAATGAAGAAAATAGTTTATGGCATGGCAAAAGAGCAAATGACCAATCAACTCCTAAACCAATAGAAGAAAGAGATAATGTGGGCCGTTTCCCCTCAAATGTCTTGGGTGACATACCAGACTATCAAAAGTATTTCTATTGTCCCAAAGTCAGCCGCAGAGAAAGACATGTTGGATGGGATTTAACAACCGTTAAAACAGGTGATAACTTTGGCGATGGATTGGCCACTGGCATTGATATTATGAAAAAAGCCAAAACAGGTGAACAGGGCAACAACCACCCCACAGTCAAACCCATTGAACTAATGAAGTATTTGATCAAGCTCGTAACACCCTCAGGTGGCCGAGTCTTAGATCCGTTCAACGGTTCTGGATCAACAGGCTGTGCCGCAGTTGAGCTAGACTTGGACTACACCGGCATTGACCTTGACGCCCGGTATGTGGCCATAGCCACTCAACGGATTGCAGCTTGGTATGCAGAAACACACGCCACTACATTCGCCGAGTTATTTGAAACATGCTAGACTCAGCTGTGTTAATGCGTCGTGCATTACGCTATACCCTGGATCAGCATGATTTAGTAGATGAGTCATATCGACAGATGGACACTAATACTCAACTGGCATTCCAGGACCTGGTGATTGCTGTTGCAGATGACATGCAATACAACCAGCTCAAATACTTTAGACCGTTCGAACACCAACGGAAGTTCTTCGAGACATATCAACATCCGCGTCGAGGAATACTTGCAGCAAACCGTATTGGCAAAACGGTAAGCACATGCTATGAAACAGCCATGCACCTTACAGGTCAGTATCCCGAATGGTGGACAGGTTATCGTTATGATCATCCTATCACAGCCATGGTCGCTGGTGAAGGCTGGACGCAGGTCGCAATGGTTCTACAGAATGAACTACTAGGCACACAGGATGTAAAGATCCGTGATCAATTGGGCACCGGTGCTATACCCAAAGATTCAATCGTTGAGGAAACCATGCGATCAGATGGTGCTAACTGTATGGGTGTAGAAATACGCCACCCCAAAGGTAAGAGCTATCTGCTGTTTGCCAACTACACACAGGAAGTTCGTCAGATGCAGGGTTTTAAACTTAACTTAGCTGTGTTCGATGAGCAACCACCAGATGACTTCTTCAGTGAGATTGTGACCAGAACTGCCACAACACAAGGGCAAGTCTTGTGTTCGTTTACACCACTCAAAGGACTAAACGGTCTAGTGTCAAAGTTCTGGAATCGAGAAGATGGCTACGACTTTGTTCGTGTAGCCTGGACTGATGTGCCCGAATATGATCCATGGGGCGAACCGTTCCTATTGGCAGAAACACGCAGACAGTTAGAGCGTGACTACTTACCGCATGAGCGTGAAGCTCGTATAGCTGGTAAGCCAGTCATGGGACAAGGTGCTGTGTTCCAAATAAGGACATGGCCTACATACAGGACTGGTGACTTCGACTTCCGTGAAATGAACAACATCAACCGTATCATAGCCCTGGACTTGGGCTTGGTAAACGATCGAACTGTTATCTCTTTGATGTATTGGAATCCCAAAGAACGCACAGCTTGGCTACATCGTCAGATCTGTGTCTCGGGCATAGAAGAAGCTAACCCTACAAACTATATCAATCACCTTATGCGACCCGAAGTGTTTGGCACACCTATAGTGTTGCCAGCTGATGCTAACACACAGGGCCGCTATACAATGTCAGCGCAGAGCCTGCGTGAACTGTTCGACGAATATGAACTTAATGTATATTCTAAGGCCATAATGAATCCACCGGATGCACAGGGCCGCACAACTAACCATAAAGCCTATGGTATTAATATGATGCGTCAAATGCTAGAAGCTGGCACGCTGTATATAAACGAAAACTGTGTGGACTTTCTACGCGAAGCACAAAACTACTATGTAGATCCACAGGGTCGTTTCTCGGATCCAGATGACTGTATAGACAGCTGCAGATATGCCTTAATGGGTTGTCTGCAAGACCTAGCCGAACCCTGGGACAATAGAACACCACAAGAACGATTGCGAGCCTATAGAGATCGAATCGTCCGACCACAGCCAAAACATTCGGAATGGAAAAAGACATATGATCCCAGCTGAAATAAGACCGACACTAAATACATAATACACAAAGGTCTAGATAAATGTTGAATATTCGCAATAAAGTAATTAGTCAGTTAAACACAACCAATGCCGCAATGAGCAGGTTCGTAAGACTAAAAGCTCAATTAGATACTAAATGTGCCAGCTACTTGCGTTATCTCGGAACAAAAAATGCAGTCAACCGTGCTAGTGATTACCACTATCTTATGTTGGCTGTTTACGATTCAACAGCACCTGTCAACGGCATCGACTATATCCATCCTGTGGTTAAACCAGCAGTGGATTATGTAACAGCAGTAATCAACAAAGGACTAGCTCCCAATGGTGAAATTAACTTTGAGTTTGTTGAAGACACAGATCTTGATGATGTGGCGGCTCGTCAGGCAACAGAAATGGTTAGCCGAGTTATCAACGAAGAAAACGACCCGCACTTTATTCTACAGCGTTGGATCATGGATGCTTGCCTGCATAAGAATGGTATGCTCATGGTCTTGCCGGTGCGTGAATCGATTGTTCGCTATGTAGAAACACAAGGCACCCTAGATCAACTTCGTGCCTTTGAACAACAGGCTCAAGA